ATGGATCGCACATTAGATAGAGAGGAAAGCAAAGAATTAATGGCACTTTTAGGACTTTCTATGAGTTGTTGGGGTAATATCCCAATGATGAGAAGAGCTTATAAGGTGCAATGCAGAAATTTACACCCTGATAAAGGAGGAGATGAAGAAAAAATGAAAAGATTAACTGAGCTATATAAAAAGCTTGAAGAAACTTTGGGTGTTATACACTCTCAAAATGAGTCTGAAGAAGGATCATGGAATGCATCAGAGGTAGTTCTTTCAGATCCAAATTGCCCATGCTGCCAAAACCTTGCTGGGCTAAATATTGGAGATATTTATGGGGATATTTTTTCAGAATTAATTGTTAAAGATTGGCTATCATGCAAACTTGGATGGAATACTAAATGTACTTGCTTCATGTGCAAGTTAAGAAGAAGGCATAGACTTAGAGTAAAGGCATATAAAAGGCCCTTGAAGTGGGTAGAATGCTATTGCTTTGAGTGCTATGTGGAGTGGTTTGGATTTTGTAGGACATTTGAAGCTAATTTTTGGTGGCAGAAAATAATTTTTTTTACTCCATTTTTGGAAATAAAACTTTAAAGTAAGTACCTAAAATGGGTGGGGATGTATAATAAAAAAATTGTTGCTAATTTACTTGATTTTTAGGTTCCTAGATATGCAACACCTGAATGGGAGCAATGGTGGAAAGTGTTTAATGAAAACTGGGAAGATTTATACTGCAATGAAAAAATGGATGAAAGTGATGAAGAAAGGCCTGGACCAAGTCAAACTACACCACCAAAAAAGAAGGCAAAAATGGAAGATCCTATAGATGATAAATTTCCTGAATGCTTAAATGAGTATGTAAGCCAAGCACTGTTTAGTAATAGAACCTTAAATTGCTTTTTAATTCATACTACTAAAGAGAAATCAATTAATCTATACAAAAAATTGCTTCAAGGAAAATGGAATCCTAATTTTGTTAGCAGACATGGTTATAAAAATGTAGGTTTTATTTTTATGTTAACACCACAGAAGCATAGAGTAAGTGCTGTAAATAATTATTGTAAAAGTTTTTGTACAGTGAGCTTTGTTAATTGTAAGGGGGTTAATCAAATATATCCTTTATATAGCAGACTATGTAGAGACCCATTTACTATGTGTGAAGAATCTATAGCTGGGGGTCTTGAGGAAAATGATTTTACTGCAGAAGACATTTCAGGAGGGGAAAAAAAAGATGTGGTTAATTGGAAGCAAATCACAGACTATGCCTTAGAGATTAAATGTGATGATGTATACTTATTAATGGGAATGTACTTAGATTTTCAATATGAGCCCACTTTATGTACAAAGTGTCAACAAAAAATAATTTATAACCACTATAAATTTCATGAAAAAGAATATAATAATGCTAAAATTTTTGCTGAAGCTAAAGCTCAAAAAAATATTTGTCAACAGGCTGTAGATGCAGTACTAGCTAAAAGAAGAGTGGACAATTTAACTTTAACTAGGCAGCAATTACTTAATGAAAGAATTTTAAGCATATTTGATAAAATGGATTTAATTTTAAAAGAGGATGAAATTTTAAGAATGTATATGGGTGGAGTTGCGTGGTATTTGTGCTTAAAGTCAGATATGGATGAAATTGTGTATAAGTATATGAATATGATTGTAACTAATATTCCAAAAAGAAGGTATTGGTTGTTTAAAGGCCCTGTAAATAGTGGTAAAACTACTGTGGCTGCAGCCCTATTAGACTTGTGTGGAGGAAAGGCACTTAATATTAACCTACCATTTGACAGAATTAATTTTGAATTGGGATGTGCTATTGATCAGTTTACAGTTGTTTTTGAAGATGTTAAAGGTCAAGTGGGAGAAAATAAAAATTTACCTAGTGGAAATGGGGTGAGTAACTTAGACAATTTAAGAGACTATATGGATGGTAGTGTGGCTGTGAATTTAGAAAAAAAACATGTAAATAAAAGAAGCCAAATCTTTCCCCCAGGACTGGTAACAATGAATGAATATACAGTACCCTTTACTTTGCAAGCGAGATTTGAGAAAGTTTTTACTTTTCAGCCCAAAAAACACTTAAAGGATAGCTTAAAAAATACCCCTGAAATGTTACAATACAGAGTTTTGCAAAGTGGTGTAACCCTTTTATTACTTTTAATTTGGTGTAAGCCTGTGTCAGCTTTTGTTAAAGAAATTCAACATAAAGTTGTATATTGGAAAGAAATGTTAGAAAAAATCATAGGATTTGATGACTATTGTTCAATGAAACATAATATACAAAGGGGCCATTATATTTTTGAAGAAGAACCAACACATGATATACTTCCAGATGATGATTCAATGAATATGACACAAAATGAAGATTTATTTTAGTTTATTGGTTTCATATTGTATTCTGTAATAAAATTACATTGCCTGAGTATTTACAAGTGGTGTGGTTGTTTGCAAAACACCTGTGGTTTGCTTCAAAGCATTTGTTACAGAATTAAAACCACCCCCAACACTTCCTTGAAGTACTGTTGGCAAAGGTTGATTTTCCTGAGTAATTGTGACCTCAGTTACCCCAACTTGAGCCACAACTTCTGCATCAGGCTTATTAAACACTTGCTTATAAAGCAAGTTAATAGTATATGGGTTTCTAACTTTTCTCTGTCTAAAGTGGAATCTAAAAAATCTACCTGGGGCTGCATGCACCCTTCTATTACTTGTGCTACTTCCCAAAGTTTCTTCCCCATCCTCCCCCACAAGCCCAACCATATCCCCACTGGTAACATACAATCTCCCCTGCAAAAGAAGTATACCCACCCCATATTCATCCAGCACTGGCACTGTATTGCTATTACTAAAGGTAAGAACTGGTGGTGTTTGGTTTCCCCCAATAACCCTGCCAAAGTATTTGCAATTATCATTTCTGCTGGGATCTGGAAGCCACGTTTCAATTGGATATTGAGGCTTATCTACAATTGCTCTGGGGGTGCTGTTGGTTATGTAGTCTTGTGTTCCATTTGGGGGCCCTTTTATTCCTTGAGGATATGTTACATCTGCTCTGGGTTTAATTCCAAGCACCTCCAAAGGCTGCCCACCAACAGCCCAAAAGTAAAACTGTGGACCCTCAACTCCACCAATGTTCTTAGTAGCCCCCACATACCCTGTGCTATGGGTTTTAGCACCCATCAACACTTCTGTTTCCAGTCTGTACAATTCCCATACAATCATGCTGTTTTCATCAACTTGGTTAGGTATTTCTGGGGGAACTACTAGGCCCAAACTGTAACAAAGCAATGTATTAGCATCTGGATTATTACCTTTAGTCATTGGACTTCCAATGCTAAAGAAATTTCCCTCACCATTGCTATTACCAAATGTTGGTTGCAAAAACATTTCAACATGATATTCAGTGTGCTCATTCAAAGGAACAGTGGCCAAAATTTCAACTCCTCCTTTTTTTACTTGTCTTGGAAGTTTTTGAACTGGTCTTTGCACCTGTACTCCTTTTTTTCCTTTGGTTGCCATTGTTTTCTTCCAATTTTCTCTTCAGTGGAACCCTAGGAGTAAAATCAGTTTCAACTTCTTCAAGTAAGTACAGCATCCAATCTGGAAAGCTATAATGCTCAGTGCCACCTGTAGGCCCACTAATTGAAATCCATTGCCCAAATCTATGCACTCCATCTGATAAAGCATTATACCCATCTATAGGCAAATTAGCTATATCCATAGCTAGGTTACCCACTTGGCCCACAACAGCCCCTCCAGCATCTCTTAAGGCCCCTGCTGCTGTTTGAGCACCTTCTTGTAAAGCAGTAACAATGTTTGAAACATCTATTTGGTTTCTTTCAGCATAGCTTAGCAGTCTTGCATTATCTATTCTTCTTTGTGCTTGAATTCTTTCAATTTGGTTAGCAATTGCTTGCACTGGATCACTAAATTCAATTCCTTGCAAAGTGCTTGAAAACCCATTTCTAAGGTCTCTAAGTAGTTGCTGCATTTCAGAACTCAAAGCTCTTTGCACTACAATTCTCCCCGCATTGTAATATGATGTCCAGATTCCATGGGCAATTCTACTGAAAATGTCCGACAAACTAGGCAATTCTGGCAACATGTTGAGGACCCAGTCCGGGATCCCCGGAATTCCAACTTCCAGCTCATTGTATGGGACAACTGCAGCATCCATTGGGCCTCTGAGGGGTGGTTGGGCCGCTGCACCTGGGGGCCAGGTAAATCCTCCAAACCATCCACTTCCACTTGTCTGTGAATACACCCCCCCAGTGTTACCTTCTTCAGGTTCAAGAAAAGCTGCTATTCCTCCTGCTAGTCCAGCTGCTGCATTTACCAATCCCCCAACTGCTTGTGCTTCATTCACCAGTTGTGGGGTCTGTGAAAGAATAGTTAAAGCTGCATCAGATATACCTATTTCACTCATAGTTAAAGCTTCTGAGCCTATTAAGGCCGCACTTTCAGTCAAAGCTTCTGCTGCTGCCAATCCTTCCCCTGCTGCTATTGCTGCCAATGAGCCTCCAGTTATTTCCAAAGCTTCAGCTCCAGCAATTGAAAAGGCCGCAATAATTTCTGGAATAGCTAAAAGTGCCCCCATCTACAATAAAAAAATAAGTTAAACTAGGCCTTAAATGTAAGGTCACAAATATGTTTAGAAATTAGCTCACCTTACTTTTGCTGAGTTGGTGTTCACTTTACTTTGTGGTTTATTCTTCAAATACAAAAAGCCGGAACTTTAGTTTCACAGGGAAGTGAAACTCAAGGTAATAAAATAGGTACTCCACCTAGTGACCACGTAGGCCAATGAAACTGGCAGGCTGCCAACAGCCCTGGCAGGCAGCCACGCCTGCTTTCCTTTCTTGGCTGCAAGCCAATGTTTACTTTGTGACGCATTTGCGGTTAGTTAAGCCCTTTTGATTGACACTATACCAACCACACCCTCTAACTTTTTTTCTATATAGGTTGGAGGCCTGAGGCCACTTTTGCCTCCTGGTTTTTCTAGAAGAAAGGAGGAGGAGGCTTTTCTGAGGCTTTGGTGAAACTTGCTGCAGGCGCTATAAA